AGACTTGAGGAACAAGGATACATTGAATTTATTTCAACATCATTTATTCGCGGTATGTCATTTGATGATGCAATTATTATCGTTGATGAAATGCAAAATTTGACCTTTGAAGAAATTGATACTGTTATGACCCGTGTTGGTTATCGCTCAAAGATTATTTGGTGTGGTGACTATCGTCAAACAGACTTAAATAAAAAGAAGAATGATGTAACAGGTATTCTTAAATTCTTCGACATTGCATATCATATGCATGCTTTTACTAAAATTGAATTTACTGTAGACGATATTGTTCGCAGTTCATTAGTTAAAGATTATATTCTAGCTAAACTACGTTATGAAGACTCAATAGACGATAGAAAAATGTAACTTTAGAGTAATTGTATGAAATATCGATCAATATTCATTAGCGATGTTCATTTGGGTACTCGTGATTCACAGGCTGCTAAACTTAGTAATTTTCTTAAGAACAACACATGTGATACATTATATCTTGTAGGAGATATTATTGATGCGTGGAAAATCCAACAAAACAAATGGCGATGGAAACAATCACACACTAATGTCGTTCGCCGAATTCTTGGTCACGCTAAGCGTGGTACTAGGGTTGTATACGTGGCTGGAAATCACGATGAATTTCTGCGCCCGATGATTCCTTATGGATTCTCCTTTGGACTTGTTGAAATACATAACCAAACAGAACACATTGGCGCGGATGGTAAACATTATCTTGTAACACATGGAGATTTGTTTGATGGTATTACTCGATTAGCACCTTGGCTAGCATTTCTTGGCGATAAATTATATGATTTAGTATTAGAATGGAATAGTACATTTAATTGGATTCGTCATAAATTTGGATTTGGTTACTGGAGTCTAAGCAAATATCTCAAGCATAAGGTCAAGAAAGCAAGCGACTTTATATTTCAGTTTGAAACTAATATATCACGGTATTGTAAGAAGCGTGGCTTTGATGGCGTAATATGTGGTCATATACATCATGCAGAAATCAAGAAAATTGATGATGTGATTTATATGAATGATGGAGATTGGGTCGAATCATGCACTGCTTTAGTTGAACACTATGATGGCCGTTGGGAGATAATTACTTGGACTAAGGAGAAAGACGATGAAACTCAGTGATAAAATTACTATAGTTGTGCCATGTAAGAATGAGGAAAATTATATTCCTTATTTGCTATCACACTTACGTCGTCAATCAATTGGTGATACTAGAATTATCATTGCAGATTGTTCAACTGATAATACGCGAGAAGTTATTCAATCTACTAAAGGTAATCTTAATGTAGAAATTATTGATGGTGGACCTGTTTCAATTGCTAAAAACAGAGGTGCACAATTAGTTACTACTCCATATATTTTATTCATTGATGCTGATGTTCGCTTCTTTAAAAATAGTGTTATACGTGATTCTGTCAATGAATTAGAATCTAATAATCTAGATCTTATTGGATTGAATATAAAATGCTATGATAAAGATAAAAGAGCACGAATAGGATTTATGCTCTTCAATCTTATTAATAATATTATGAAACGTAAAGTCCCATTTGCTGTCGGCGCCTTTATGCTTACTCGTAAAGATAGGTTTGAAGAGTTTGGCGGCTTTGCTGAAAAGTATGGAACTAGCGAAGACTTCTTCTTATCTAAAATGTATGACCCAAAGAAATTTAAATTATTGAAAGACCACTTTGGTCAAGACAGTAGAAGATTTCAAAAGATGGGATATTTCGGCATGGCGTGGTATCTTATGAAAAATTTCTGGAATCGCAATAATGAAAATTACTGGAATAAACACGATTACTCAAAATATTGGCAATGAAAACATTTATACATCATGACATCGATAAACTCATTAGGGTCGATTCACCACAAGGCAGAAGATATCAGACGCCTTCAGGCAGAGCATATCCGTCAGTTACGTCAGTATTGGGAATACTTGGAAAAGCAGAAATACTTGCGTGGCGTACAAGAGTCGGAGAAGAAGAGGCTAATAAAGTTTCAGCAAGAGCAGCTCGTCGTGGCACTGCTATACACTCGCTATGCGAAGATTATTTACTCAACAAAGAAGTCACACCTGGACCTTTTGATCTAGAAGTATTTAATTCTATCAAGCCTTACTTGGATAAAATTGATAATATTCATTGTCTTGAAACTCAACTTTATTCTAATTATCTTCAGGTTGCTGGAACAGTAGATTGTATTGCAGAATATAATGGTAGATTAGCTGTTATTGATTTTAAAACATCTAAACGAATAAAGTCTCGAGATGATATTCATGGTTACTTTATGCAAACTGCAGCATATGCTGTTATGTTTGAAGAAAGAACTAAAATTCCTGTAGATACTCTTGTTATCATAATGTCTGTAGACGATAGTGATCCACTAATCTTTATTGAGAAACGTGATACGTGGATAAATAGATTTATAGATCTAAGAGAAGACTATTCTAAACTCATGAATAGTTAATTTCATAGAAGAAAATAGAAATGACATTACCAGCATCCCCCAACTCAATATCGTTAAATCAAGTAAACACAGAACTTGGTCAAACTGCTACAGCTACAATTACTATGAATGATAGTAATGTTAGAAGTCTTGCAGGAGTTGGTGGAAGTGGAACGACAATTACTATGGATAACTTACGTGGTAAGAGTCGTGGTTTTAATTTATCTTATAACTTATATTATAGCTCTGGTGAACTAGGCCGTTATGGAGATAGTACTGCTTCTACACTTTATAATCCTGGTATGACGATTAATGGATATACTGTTTATCAGATAAGTAGTCAAATGTTTAATGATGGTTATTCTTATTCTACTCTTGCAGTAAATGGAACTCCTGGCCAATATTTTTTTAATAATTTATATGGATATGACGGTAGATCATATACTCCTAGCGGAGCTAGTGGTGCCGGAGGTGCTTTTCTATTTTACCAAGAATACGGCGGAAAAACTTATTGGAATTGGAGGGTAACTGCTAATAATGGAGGACTGTTTTATCTTCCTACATATACCAATACCTCAGGTACTCAACTCTTTACTTATAATTAAAGTTCTCAATCATGACATTACCAGCATCAGGTAACAAAATAGCAGTTAGTAATATCAACGTAGAAGTTGGTCTTTCTGCTACAACGCCAAATTCAAACTTAGATAAAGACAGATTTAGAAATCTTGCTGGTATTACTGGCTCTAAAACAAGAATTTCTATGTCTAACTTTTGGGGTAAGAGCAACAATGGAATTATACTAAACTATGACGTAATGTCTGAGGCTGGAGAACGCGGAAATCCAAATTATACGATGAGTTCTACTGAACCAGCTCCTGTTCCAGGAGTTTATATAGTGTCTCAAGGTTATTCTTATCAACTTTATCGTATTTATTGTACACGATTTTATCTTGGTAGCGGATATTACAGCACATCTATTCAGAATAGTTTTAGTATTATAGGAGGAAGTCCTTATTCAAGATATATAATTGATACTGTATCAGGAAATGGTATAACATTATCTACAGCTGATGCGGCCTGCAGTTTTTATTATACTAGTAGTGCTTATTATGCGACTAATCAACCTGTATCTACATGGATATGGACGCAGTCCTATGGCGGCGGCGGTGCAATTCAGGGTACACTTCTTCCTACTCCAGCATATTATACTACTGGAGTAGGTGTACTATTACAAACTGGCTTCTCTTACACAGCATAATTTATATGACAAATACATTACAAAATCTTAAACAACAAATTCAAGAATTAGATAACTCAGATAATTTTGAAATCAAATTTCTTTTAGGAAATGACTGGGGTTATATTCCTGCAAGTGCAATTTTATCTGATTCTTTGAGTTCAGAATATCTCTCGGCTATAGAGAAGTCTGAATTTCAACTAATTGATCTTCGTTCAATTGACGATGATAAACAATTAACTGAATTGATTTCCGATGCTAAGTTTTTTAAAAATGACACTGATCTTAATCAAATTTATAGATCATTAGTGTTGTTACCAGTACGTAGGTATACACAGGGTATACTTACTGATCGTTCAGGAATATTCTTATCTAATAGTGATGTTACTGTACCAACTGATAAACACACCGATAAGACATATGATCAAATTTTAAATGAAGCCGCATTGTCTTATGCTGACAAAAATCCCATAGTAATGTGGAGTGGGGGCGTAGATTCAACAGCTATTTTAGCTGCTTTAGTTAAAAATAATGTTAATTTTAGTGTAGCATTTGATAGCAATAGTCAAGTAGAAGCTCCTGAAATGTATGAATATATTAAATTAAATTTTGATTGTCTACCTCTAAATAATTATACTCTAGGTAATTCAGGCATGTTTGAAATGGTAAAAGAACCAGTTTCTAATAGAACAGTAGTGACTGGAGATTGCAATGATCAAATATTTCCAATATTGCAACATCATCTTGCTTTAGGTAAAATGTTTTTTAAATATCACATTGAAAACATTCAAAATATTAACATTAATGATATTAATAGTTTTTATAAACAACCAGTAGACGATAGCATTAAATATATGTCTTCACGCGATTACTTTGCATCAAATCATTCTAGAATACATCAATGCGATATCTCTGAAAGTCAAACATTCTATGACAATGTATTACTTCCTAAATTAAGTCAATTTCCTATAGATACACAATACGCATATCAATTAATTAGTTACTTTAGATTTATATTTAAATATCAAATGCATCTAGAGAGATTAAATGATATGAATAAAAGAAATACATTAAATAATACATTTAAAGCATTTTATAACACTGATGATTTTCAAA